GTGCCACATTTCACGCACTCCCTTCGGGGGTATGCAGTCGGTGACCTACTACCATCTAGTGCTGTAGGACACAAAGACGCAACGTGCGAGAATACATGCGGCGTCACGGAATTGCACCCCGCCGTGCAGGAGAAATTTGGCTTTACAAAACGTAGCTTCTACTACGTAAGCGCTGGCGTTGGGGTTAATCCCCTTGACGCCAAGCTCTTAACTAACGGCCAGTATAACCCTGAATGGTTGAGCTCGGTGGTGTTCGGCAACACATCTTATGTGTTGGAATACGCAGGCCTATACAGCGATTGCCACTTTTACAGATTGGCGAAACCGACCACATTGGTCCCTAAGAGCCGGAAGTTTTTCCGAAGGCTATTTAGTACAATGGGCGGGACGACAGCTGCGGTACTGGTTTTCAAGGGATCAACCTTCATGAAGATGGCTGGGATGACGGTTTCTGCGGGGGCAGTCGGAAGTGTGGGAGGGCCGCTTATCGCGGGCGCTGGATTGGGATACGCCGCCTTTCCAGACGCGCTCCCCACGCTGCGGGACAAGGTCATGGGGTGGTTGCGTGAGTACGGTTATATTGAAGAAGTTGCCGCACAGTGTTACCACTCCCAAACGAAGATCCCAACCGCAGACATTTCCGAGTTTACCGGGCACGGGAGGGCCCATTGGTCTCTACTTCGCCCGTACGTTCGCGAAGACTTGCTTCCCGCTTATCACTCATTACAAGTGCAGAACGGGGACAAGGAATTGGATCCCAAGAAAGCGCTTGAGGGATTGCAGACCTACAAGCACGAGCTGGAAACGCAGATGGGCGTTCGCGGATACCAGGTGGTTAACAAGCCCGGTCCGAAGAACTGCAGTTCGTGCTCCAAGGCCCCCCCCCCCCCACCAGCGAAATACAAGTGGAAGAACCGCGTGTGCAACGAGTGCCAAAAGAGTCTGAAAGTTTGTGGAACCATCACACCGATGGGTCAGCACATCCAGATGAACGGTACTGTTGCCGACGGCCGCCCAGGCCGTGTACACTTGTATTCCTCGACCCTCCCGCCCAAGAAGAAGAAGTGGGAGCAAGTTGAGGTGCCGCCCGGCGCGATAACGATTCGCGCGTCCGACGCCCCATGGATGGCCGGAGTAAGAACGATGGCCAAGGTCCTTGAGGTGACAAAGGAGGACATATTCAAGATTGACGTCGATCTTGAAAAACGGAGGCAAGAGAGTGTTCTTGCCGGCATCGCCATCGCCGGGTGCTACCCGATGGTCACGAGAAAAGGCCTCTATTCCAAGATGCAAGCCTTACTTGGAAGGGCCTTCCTGAAGAAGCCCGAGAGCTGCCCGAAGGCGTGGAAGAAAATGGAGGAATTAAAACACCTCATTCTTCCTTTGGGCGCCCTCGACGGGCCTCAGATGGACGTAGATGATTGGATAGCATCCATGCCAGGGAACAGGAAACGTGCCCTGAAGCGAGCTTACCGACAGTTCCTAGCGGACGGACTGATCGGAGAGAAAGACCTTACTTTTTCTGCTTTTGTCAAGCAGGAGCACCTCGCGGCCTTCGAGGAGTATGAAGGGCCAATCTCAAAAGAGCTTGAGGAGACCATAGCCAGGATGATCATGGCACCGCAGGACAAGGCCCACATTGTGGTCGGTCCCGTGATCAAGCCGAAGCTACTAAGGTTGAAGAGCCACTGGCACCACGACAACTGGCTATTCTATGGAGCCACAACTCCTAAGAATTTGCAGAGCTGGTTGGACAAGACTGTCGGTGATTGTTCGGACGGGGAAGTATTTGTGTTTTGGTGTGATTTCTCTATGTTTGACTGTACGCATTCTAAGTACAGCATGAAGCTCATAGAGAGCTATTACTCGGACATGGAGACGAACCCCCTGTTCAAGAAGATCATCGACGCTTGGCGTGTGCCCGCTGGCACTATGGGAGAACTGAAGTTCAGACTACAGCAAATAATGCTGGCTTCAGGACGAGACGACACGGCCCTCATGAACGCAATGTATTGTGGTTTTGTGATGGGATTAGCCGTGGCGGCGGCAGTGAAGAACAAGCCGCTGGAAGAACTCGACTCCGAGGACATACTCTTCGCCATGGCTTACATTCGTATAAGCATATGTGGCGATGATACCCTCGGTTTTCTACCCAAGAACCTTTGGTACAGGCGCGCCCAGATCATGACGAGCATTCATTTCAACTTGTCAAGGTTTGGGCTGGTTTCGAAGTTGGACTGTTCCTGCTACCTCGGCAGCGCAGTCTACTTGGGCATGCGCCCCTACAACGTGCCAACCCCCACCGGGCGGCAGTGGTTGTGGGGCCGCACCATTGGTCGAGCGGCCTATAAGCTGGGCTGGATGCTTGACCTGTCCAAGGGAGATGCGGCTGCTTGGGCCACTGGGGTTGCTGACTCCATTGTGCTCACCCAGCCGTACGTGCCATTGTTGTCCGACCTCGCCAGGAAGGTGGTTGAACTGAGAAAGGGGTGCAAGCGCACGCCGGTCTTAGAAGACCCCAATAAGCCCTGGACAAATTGGACACCGCACGAAGATCTGGGGCCGTTGACATACGACGATCGGACACTCGAGTGTCTCGTGTTGTCCTATGATACCCCAACCCACTACGGGGCCTCACGGCCGGTTTCTCCTTCTATTCACGATCTCCATCGTAGTAAGAGAAACATTCAGAAAATTGACCGACTTCCATACAATTTGGAGGACTACGCATTGCAGTGCTACTGCAATCGCGACGACAAGTAAGTTGACGGTCTGAACACAACCTTTTTGAGAGTATATTTTATTGCCAGTCAGAACACAAACATAATCGTTCCTACGAATGTCTCACTCAAATCTCAAGACCTTGGATCAGGTAGCCCAAACTATCTGTCTACCAAACGAGCGGGCTCCAGTTCGCTTACCAACTTACCCGTCAATAGACAAGACGGCCTTATTTCGTTACCGATATCAAGATACACAGAGTCTAAAGGACGACGCACTCGTAGCACCTGATGAACTACAAACTTTGAACATCCCAGGAAGAAAACGATTTCTTCTTAGTCGAGATCCGGCTGCCCCGTTGCTCGTAGATGCCGTACATCTTCTACAGCACACGTGGGGTTTATCACCTGCCGCTTTCGACGGAACAATCTTCGTCCGAGGGGAGAGCACCACGATCATTGATTATGGTGCCGGATTAAACACTAATCACACTGTAGAATATGAAAGGTGCTATCCCATTGAGTATTACAACACGCTTCCTGCTGGAAGACTCGATGGGAAAGAGTGGTTCGTCCTACCACGAACATTGGACTCAAGGGGGAAATCGCAAGGTTTCCTAGATCGTATCACTGTCGGGCTGATCACACAGGACCACGCATCCCCTCCAGAAGCTAACCCGTTGGGAAAGTGCTTGATTCGTAAATTTAATCACGTAGCATTTAACGACGGGACACCCGTGCCGGTTAATCTCAACGCTGTCGCTGGTGAGTTGTGTTTGGACTACACAATCACCATCGAGACTTTGAATTACATGGGGGTTGTGGAGGAGGTAGTGTTTTCTAGTGATTGGTCCGTGTACAATTTCACGGGCTGCGAAGTAATGGACCCGAATGTGTCTATGGTGCGCATTAAATCTGTCTCCTTTGGAGGGCAGGTTCACTCGCTGACCGGTCCAACCGCTGTCGGACCCGCTGTCTTATTGGAGAATTGCTATCCCGTCATTGGGTTAGCACGCTCTGGGGCTCACATCCCCACAGGAAGCGGACCTACCACGTTTCGTTGCTTGTCTTTGCCTGCCACTCCGATTAATCCGGAGTATTACAATTCTATCGCGCCATTCCAATCGACGCGGTTGAATTCATCGGCATTGCTATTGACAAATGTGACGAAGGTGTTAAACAAGGAAGGAACGGTACAGTCCTCCAGACTGCTGTTCAATCCTCATGCGGGGCGCACTTTTCATCATGCGGATGTGATTGGTGTTTCAACCTCCAACCCTGATACACGTTATTTCGGGGCTTTGGAGAAGGGGGCATACACATTCACCGCACCAGATCAAGAGAGCCTAAAGTTCGTTACCCCGTATCGGAGTGTCTTTGTAAATGACACAGGCACATCCGACGGGAACATAATCCCTTTGACGTTTGTTCCGACGAGGCCAGTTGAGAGACCATTGTTGGATCTGGAGGCCAAATATTACAATTGTATTATTTGTTCCGACCTTGATTCATCTGATGACACTCAACTTGCTATGACGCTGGACACACATTGGGAATTTCGGACTATATCCACATTATACACCTTGGATTATTCTCGAATGCCTATGGAGGTTTACCACGCCGCCATGTTAGCAGTAGTTAAAGCCGGGTTCTTTTACGAGAACAATAACCACACGGCTATATTACGTATGTTATCAACCGGGGTCCGTTATGCGGCACCGATGTTAAACTACTACGCACCGCTAATTGGCATGGGTGTTAAAGCTGCAAAGTATGGGGCTACCAAAGCTCATACTGCTTTCAAATCGCACCAGGCAAAGAAGAGTCAGCAAAAGAAAGGACACCAGAAGAAGGAGAAGGGAAACATGCGCCAGAAAGGGTTGAAGTAGGAGGTAGCAACCACTTGAGAGCAAACATCGACTGAATTTCTGATGAAGAAAACTGATGAGAGGATGGCATCCTTGAAAGCACTCAGAAAGGTGAC